ATTTTGTCATCATTGACGGGGATATTGAGTTAGAAAAGATAGAATACTTTAGGTTTATTGAGAAGATTAGCGACTCAGATAAGGATAGGTATATCTATGCTTTGGGGTTGATAGGCTATTTATTGCACAATTATAAAGACCCATCAAGGCCGTTCTCGGTGATCTTGGCAGAGGAGACTGAGAAGGAAGCCAATGGAGGAGGCACTGGCAAGGGAATATTTGTGAAGGCTTTGGGGTATTTACTGAACATAGTTAGGGTTGATGGTAAGAACTTTAAGTTTGACAAGTCATTTGCGTTTCAAAGGGTTGACCTCGATACAAGGATACTTGCAATTGAAGATACTCGTAGGAATGTTGATTTTGAGGGTTTTTACAGCATCATAACTGAAGGGATCACAGTTGAGAAGAAGAACAAGGATGAGCTTTTTATCCCTTATTCTGACTCACCAAAGGTTATGTTTACCACTAACTACACTATACCTAACTCAGGCAACCACGCAAAAAGAAGGCAGAAGGTATTGGAATTTAGTGGATACTTCGGGCCGAAGCGTACACCAGAGGATGAGTTTGGACATAAATTGTTTGATGATTGGGACAAGGATGAGTGGAACCGGTTCTATAATTTGATGTTTGATTGCGTACAGGGATACCTTGAGTTTGGGGTTTTGGAGGTTGCATCGTCTGAAAAAATAAAAAGGAAGCAGATTAGAGTCCAGTTCGGAGAGGAGTTTTTAGACTACTTTTTAGGGATTGTGGAGGAGGAAGTTGGGTGGATAAAGTTAGAGCAATTATATAACGATTTTATGACAATGAGCGGGTTTGATAAGAAGGATTATTCCGTAAAAAGGTTTACCAAAGGAATTGAAGAATCGTGTACCATTTTAAATATCGCGTACCTAAATAAGCGAGAAAAAAGTGCTGGAGGAAAAAAGATGTATAATTTTAATAAATCAAAAGTTACACATGATGATTTATTTTAATATGACATATAAATTGGGTACGTCATTTTTGGTCGGGAACGTCAAGGGTACGCGATTTTTACACGATTTTGGGTAGCTAAGTGGTTGATAATCAATTCGGATACGCGATTTACACGATTTTTTCTATTTTTTAGGGTATATCTGTTTTTTTTTCTGATTCTTATATATATAGAGAAAGAAGGAAAGATGAAAATATCGTGTAATCGTGTAACCTGCTATTTTGGTTAGGGATTTTTGATAGGGGTTTTTGGTGATGTGGTAAACCTCGGATATACATAGATACATGGTTACTTAATAAGATATATTTTCATTGATAATAAAAGGTTCAATAAAGATAAAAGAAAGGGTACTTGGCAATGCAAGGTACTATATTATACACTTTAAAACTTAATTATGCTTACTAAAGAGAATTTGCTTTCAGTTATTTCATTTGTTAGTGGTTTACCAGAGGATGCGATTAGAAGCCAAAATAGGGGTCGTGGCTTGGTTTTGTGCCGTCATGCTTACTATTTCATTGCCAGACAAAATATGGGGCTTAAATTGGCTGAAATAGGGGAAGTTTTTGGTGCTGATCATACTACAGTCATTCATGGCGTGCAAAAAGTCAAGGATATGCTTTCAATTGAGGATGAAATAACTTTAAATTTTATAAATAATATAAATTCTTGCATAAAAGAAAAATATTTGATACCTACAATCCTAATGGTTAGCATACCAAGCGAATTGGATGCCAACCAGGTTATTGATAGTATTAGAGAAATGGGATGTACTACAGATATTATGAGAACAAACTTTGATGCTTAACGTACATAGCAATACAGTATAGTGTAAAGTTTATGTTTTGTTTGTTATCGTAGTTAAGGTAGCTGATTTGCAATGCAGAATAATTCTGGTTAATCCAATCGTAGAGTTTTTCGTAATGTTCCATTTTGTGTGGGGTTTTTTGTTTGTCGGGAATTTTTGTCGGGATTTTTTTGTGGCGCGGAAATTTTTGGCGGTCGGGAATTTTTGGCGGTCGGGAATTTTTGGGGGTTTTTGGGATTTTTGGCGGTTAGGGATTTTTGGGGTTTTTGTCGGTTTGGGGCATTTGAGGTGGTAATCGATGTTGAGCCATCGATGTTGCGCCATCGATGTTGTAACATTTACTTTTGAGGCTGTCCTGGTGGTGTGGTTTGAGCATTGGGTAACTTGTTTGGGTTAAATGCATTCAGGACCTAAATACCTGGTTAAATGCATTCAGGACCTAAATACCTGGTTAATGGCATGCAGGACCTAAATACCTGGTTAAATGCATTCAGGACCTAAATACCTGGTTAATGGCATGCAGGACCTAAATACCTGGTTAAATGCATTCAGGACCTAAATACATGGTTAATGGCATTCAGGACCTAAATACCTGGTTAATGGCATGCAGGACCTAAATACCTGGTTAAATGCATTCAGGACCTAAATACCTGGTTAAATGCATTCAGGACCTAAATACCTGGTTAAATGCATTCAGGACCTAAATACCTGGTTAAATGCATATAGGACCTAAATACCTGGTTAATGGCATGCAGGAACTAAATACCTGGTTAATTATAGGTTAATACAAAAAAAGCGCAATTTTATGCGCTTTAATTGTTTCGGTCTTATGACCTCATCAGTTAACCCCTTGCCTGTATTGGCTGCAATTGATATAAATGTTGATCGTAGAATAAACGATAAACAATATTAAATTTTTCATCCTCTATATTAATACATGAACACTGGCCAATTTCAGTGTTAAATGAACTATGTGACAAATAAAGGCCTTTATCAATATTTGTAACGATTAAGCCCCATTCAGTAGCTTTGAGATAAGATAAAAAGTAAATATTCATAGTATTAAAATTTAGTAATTTATAAGCTGTATTGATCCTGCAATTGTCCAATAATTAAGCCGGCGATAATTAGCGCAATGATCAATTTAAGTAAAGATTTATCTATTTTCATGGCTGTAATTTAAAGAGATGAAATTATCAAAATAGGCATTCTCTTGTGCTTCAATGAATTGCTTTGTACTATAGCATTCATTTAGATTGTCTATGTATTTTTTTGAATATACTTTGCGCTCTTTATAGTCATAGTACATTAATTCACCTTTGTTGATCTTTGCGCCTGTTTTATGGCATTTACTGCTAAATTTTGCTGTTAATAATTTCATAATTTAGTAAAAATTAAATGTGACTTAATCCAATCCTTTGAAACTTGTTTTTTTTCCAATTCGGTTAAAATTGCTTTTTTAACATCCTGAGCGGTTACCTTTTTAGGTTTCTTTGTTGTTTCTTTTTTCATTGTATTAATATTGATTGATTACAAAGCCTGATTGATCTTTTTTTGCATCGCCTTTCGCCTTTAATCCAACAATAACGCGGGCCGGATCAAAGTAACGTAAGTCGGATTCATCCCCATTTATGACAGGAATTCCGCCGTATGTATCCGGCAATTCAGCTGCAAAAACTGCCGCAATGTTGCCGCCTAAACTGATTACCTCTAAACACTCGTCAAAATTGCTTTCAGACTTACTAAATGTTAATTTGTAGTTTGTACCAAAATAGCGTTTGAAAACATTAATATTTTTGGTGTAATCGTAAAATAAAAGATTCGAATATGTTGAGCTAAGAAAATTTATTCCCGTATACCTTTGTAATAAGTCTAAATGATCTATGTCAGATGTCCCATTTAACCGGATTGCAATTTGTTGAAATGTACCGTTATTCAAGTCGGTTGCTTTGTCATGAATGCGCATGATCTCATTTGCCAATTGAATGTAAAAAGCTTGGCGATCATATGCCCAAAATTTAGCCTTATTAATACGAGATAGTTGCACATTTGAGAAGCGACCACGACCGGCGGAATATAGGCAAGCTGCTTTACATCCTGCGCTTGCCATAGGGCAAAGGTTATGCGTCCCGATAATATCAGATGGCGCGAGATACAAAATAAATGTTGTTAGCTCGTTTTTCGCTGTTTTGCTGTTTGTTGATCCCTCAGAAAGTAAATTTTTTACAGGCTTGTAAGATGGCTGAATTGCTTTTTTAGTTTGTTGCATGATGTTGTTTTTTGTAGTGTTATAAATTAAATGATATTCCATGCGCTAAGGTTAAAAAGAATAATACCGGCGAAAATTGCGATAATGGCGAAAATTGCTTTCATGATGTTGTGTTTTTTGTTTGTGTTAATATTTATACAAATATAGTATAGTATATCAATATAATATCAATGATGTAAAAATATATTTAAATATTTATTTTAATAATATATAAGTAAATAAATATCAATGAATTATATTAATTGTGTTTATTTTTGATTACATGAAAAGAAAAGGATTCTATATTAAAAAGGCTGAAAATGGCCTGTATTTAAATATTTTCAAAGCGGATTTTGTTGAATATATAAACGGTCAACATGGCGACTGGATCAAGTTTAAGATATTTGAGAAGGTTGACGATCCCAAGGGATTTACCCACAATATGGAAGTAATACAGCAAAAAGAAAAGCCTACAAATATTGTAGACTAATATAGTCTATCATTTTTGTAGATTATTGATTAACAACACACGAACACATTTGAAACCAAACTGAAAACCAAAACTATGTTAGCTGACAAAACCCTGGACAAACTGATTGAGAAGCGAAAAGAAAATAGAGGAGGCCCGCGCCCTGGATCAGGTAGGAAGCGTAAACTGGAGGAGGAGGAAATAATACAGCGACTTGATCCAATGGCTTCGGATGTTTTCGCAAAGCTACATGAGAAGATCAAAGAGGGCGACATGAAGGCTATTCAGCTATTCTGTGCGTATTATATTGGGTTACCTACCCAAAAGATTGAGTCAAAGATTGAAGGCAACCTAAACCAGATCGCAATAGAGATAATCAAGCCTAACATACTACTGCAAGACAACCGAACAGTTCAAATAGATGACAATAAGGCAGAATAAATATACATTATAAGTATCTATATTTATAATGTATTGATATGTAAGCAGTTAAGTGCCTACTTAACATAATATTAGTTATAAGGTAACCAACTTTTTGCACTGTATTGGCAAGGTAGACGGGTAAGGCCTGGCACAATGGGGGGGACTTAAAGGATTTTTTTTTGGGCCGAGCCGATATAAAGACAAATTTTTGAAAGTCCCCAAACCAACCTTTATAAATCTTATATATACGATGACCCCCTTTTCGCCCATAGTTTTCAGTTCGCAAACTGCAAACCAAATTTTTTTTTATTTTTTAAACTTACCTTTGGTTGACCCAACTATGACTCAAATAAAACTAATACAATGAACGCCACTCTCCAGACCAACAAAATCTACGAAATCCTCAACGAAAGCGATAAACGTATCTCTGTCATGCAAGGAGGATCTCGTTCAGGCAAGACATACAACATACTTATCTGGTTCATTGTGAAGTTGCTTCAAGAAAACAACAAGACTCTCACTATTGTCAGGCAATCACTCCCATCCATTAAGGGTTCTGTTCTCAGGGACTTTGTGGACATATTAACAAAACTTAACATATATTCAGAGGACAACCACAATAAGACTGAGCAGATATATTCCTTAAATGGTAATACGATTGAGTTTGTGAGTGCCGACCAACCTCAAAAGATTAGGGGTAGGGCAAGAACGTACTTATTCTGCAATGAGGCAAATGAACTGTCCTACGAGGCTTGGATGCAGTTGATTATGCGTACCGAGGGTAAGATAGTGATTGACTACAATCCATCTGATGTGGCAAGTTGGATTTACGATAGTGTTATTCCAAGGGATGATGCTGACTTTAACATCACTACTTTTAGAGATAACCCCTTCCTCCCTAAAGAATTGGTTGACGAATTAGAACGTTTGAAGGATGCCGACCCTAACTACTGGCAGATTTACGGCCTTGGTGAACGTGGATTGAGCCAAGATTTGATATATACGCATTATAGGACTACGGCAGAGATGCCAGAAGATGGTGAGATAGTGTATGGTCTTGACTTTGGGTTCAACGTGCCAAGTGCATTGGTTAAGGTTATGTTTGTTGAGGGTGCTGCTTATGCACAGGAATTGCTGTATGAGACCAGGTTGACCACAAATGATTTGGTGGATAGGCTAAAGGTTCTTAATATTGACCCGTACGATGAGATATTTTGCGATGCAGCCGAGCCAAAGACAATTGAGGAGTTGGTAAGGAATGGGTTTAATGCCAAGCACGCAAACAAAGATGTGACGGAGGGAATTAGGACTATAAAAGGCACTCCCTTGTTTATTCAGCAAGATAGTGTAAATTTACTAAAGGAATTGAAGAATTATCGGTGGAAAACCGATAGAAATGGCAATAAACTTGATTCACCCGTAAAGTTTGGTGACCACATACTTGATGCCCTAAGATATAGCATTTTTAGCAAGTTAACAATCCCTAAGATAACTTGGGGAGCAATATAAAAAAAATGGGTCTATTTGATATTTTTGGTAAGAAGAAGGGGTTGAGTCCAAAGCAGAATGTTCCTCCTTCGTTTCAAGGTATAAATGGTGCGGTCTTACAACAATACAATCAAGAGTCTTATGTGATGGATGGCTACCTCGGCAATGCTGATGTGTATGCCATTGTCAGCTTTCTTGCAAGAAAGTCGGCGAGCATCCCTTGGTATGTGTACCGTTTGAACAATGGCGAAAAGGCAAGGACATCATTGATGCGTTACAAGCAACT